CAAGGGCGCTGATTATGTTCAGAAGCACTGGGAAATGGCTATGGTTGACGATGAAACCCAAGCTGATTCAGAGCGTTGGGAAGTACTGGAGTTCTGGGGTTTCGTAGATATAGAACATCTAGAAGAGAATGGTGTAAATATACCTAGTGAATACAAAGGCTTAGATGAACTTAATTGTAATATCTGGGTTTGTAATGGTGAAGTTATACGTTTTGTACTTAATCCATTCAAGCCTTCACGCATTCCTTACTATGCTACACCCTTCGAACATAACCCATACAGCTTCTTTGGCGTAGGTATTGCTGAGAACATGGATGATACACAGACACTGATGAATGGCTTTATGCGTATGGCTATTGACAATGCTGCATTATCTGGTAATCTTATTATTGAGATAGACGAAACTAACCTAGTTCCTGGACAAGATATGTCTGTGTACCCTGGAAAAACGTTTAGAAGACAGGGCGGCGCACCAGGACAGGCTATCTTCGGCACAAAGTTCCCTAACGTAGCACAAGAAAACATTCAACTATTTGATAAGGCTAGAGTTTTAGCAGATGAGAGTACTGGTTTCCCAAGTTTTGCACATGGTCAAACAGGAGTATCAGGCGTTGGGCGTACTGCAAGTGGTATATCTATGCTTATGGGTGCTGCTAATGGTTCAATACGTACAGTAGTTAAGAATGTAGATGATTATCTTGTAAGACCATTAGGTAGAGCCTTCTTTGCTTTCAATATGCAGTTTGACTTTGATGAGTCAATTCGTGGTGACTTAGAGGTAAGAGCATCTGGTACAGAAAGCCTAATGGCTAACGAAGTAAGATCCCAGCGCTTAATGCAGTTCTTACAAGTAGCACAGAATCCAGTATTAGCTCCTTTTGCTAAGATGGACTTCATTATACGTGAGATAGCTAAGTCTATGGATCTAGACCCTGACAAGGTTACTAACTCTATGCAGGATGCAGCAATACAAGCAGAGATCCTCAAAGGCTTCCAACAGCCAGCACCACCGCCTGTAGCTCCAGAAGGTGTCCCAACCCCCGAAGGCGCTCAACAAGCCCCTAGCTCCCCACAGGGAGGCGTACAGGACACATCTGGTAGTGGAGGTGGACAAATAGGTATAGGAACAGCACCAGTTCCAGGTGAACAAGGGTTTAGTGGTAATGTCGCTTAAAAGTTTAGTAAACAATAAACCAACATGGGATGCATTCTTAGAAGAGATGGATGCTCTCATAACTAAAGAACATAAAAGTATGGAAAGTATATCTGATACCGTAGAGATCTACAGACATCAGGGTTCTATTCGTACACTTAGACAACTAAAATACATGAGGGATCGTATTAATGGATGAAGCATTAAGTATAGAACCTTTTGATCCAAAGAAGCATAAACCTATAGATACTGTAGGTGGGATGAAAGCTACAGAGTATTTAGCATCTGAAACTTCTCCTGAAGGCACTGCTTGGAACATACCTACTATATGGTTTGATAAAGATACAAAAGAACCTGTTTTTCTAGGTGATAAAGACACTGTAGATAGAGCTTGGAATGCTGCATACAGATATGAAGAAGAAACAGGTATTAAGTTTCCAAGATATAAAGACATAAAAGAAGCTGAGACAGCAGCAGGTAATCGTAGTAACAAAGGTGGAGCTACCAAACAAAAATTAGGTATGGCAAAAGGCGGAATATCAATGGCACTAAATGATGAAACAGAAGCAGTATTTAAATCTGTACGAGGTCAAGAGATAGATCCTGTATCAGGCAATGAAGTACCTCTAGGTTCAGAACCAGAAGAGGTTAGAGACGATATAGATGCTAAACTAAGTGAAGGCGAGTATGTTGTACCTGCAGATGTAGTCAAATACTATGGTGTTAAGTTCTTCGAAGATTTACGTAATGAAGCTAAACAAGGCTTTATGCAAATGCAAGCTAATGGACGTATTGGTGGAGAGCCTGTAGCAGAAGAAAGTTTACCTTTTGATGTTTCAGAACTACAGATGGTAGATGATGGACAGCCTACAATGAACAAAGGTGGTTACATGTCTGGTTATGCTGATGGTGGTATGACTTCTCCTAGTACATCTATGGCAGGTTTAGAGACTAAAGAATATATAGGTCCTAATGGTGAAATACTGTATGCACAATTTATGAATGGTATGCCTCTAACATTTATACCTGAAGGTTACGTACTTAAGGGTGCATCTCCTACAACAGACACAGCACCAGTACAACCTGTAGAGACAGTTGATAATAGAAGAGATAAAGATGACAGAACTAACGCACTCGAAAATGCTCCTAAACCTGTTGATTTTTCTGACCCAGACATAGGTGTAGATGTTTATAATCGTGAGCTTGATAAAGTAGGCGGTTTAGCAGATACTATAATTGGAGGTCTATCTAATGCGCTTATACCTGGTGGTGGTATGCTTTATGGTATGGCTAAACGGGATTATGCTAACAAGATGCTAGATGGTGTTAATGCTAAGTTAGATACACTAGAGTTAGAAGACCCTAGCCGTAAAGAGTTTATGGAGGTTAAGAAACGTATAAGAGAAATACACGATAAGAATGCTGATGGTGATATAGATATGGGTGATTCTTTCTTAGGTAAAGTTGTTGGTGGCGTAGGAAATATGCTCAACCCTAATAAAGAAGAGATAGATGAGCGATTCATAATACCTAAATCTGATATAACTCCTAGACTAAGACCTGAAGGATTAGCCTCCAAACTTAAACCAAAAGATAAAAAACCTGTCTATGCTAGAGATATTATGGAAGGTAAATCTAAACGTAAAGATAAAGACCCCAACAGAAGTGATGCTCGTGCTAGTGCAACACGTAATACTCTTAAAGATTCTAAGGGTAATGATGTCAAGGATGGTAAGGGCAATGCCGTAAAAACGAGAAACTTTCACACTAGATAAACAATAACGACAATACCATATAAATATAAGGATACTCGGCACTTGTGCTGACCCCAACATAAGGAACTAAATATGTCACAACTAACTGAAGAGACAATGCACTCGTATACACACAAACGTAACGAGGCTAAGATTAAAGAAGCTGAAGCTGAGCTAGAAGCACTACTAAAGGGTGATGTAGCTGAAGAGGCTAGTGATGAAACCCCTGAAGAAGAACCCAATGGCGAAGGATCTGAGACAACCGAAGTATCGGATGCAAGTGATACCAAACAAGAAGAAGCCAAAGAGGAAACCAAAGCATCGGAAGATGATGCAGAGTTAAGTGCTGAAGAGAAGAGCTTCAAGAAACGCTATGGTGATATACAAAGACACATGGCTGAAACAGAAAAGAAGCAAGCAGCACAGATAAAACGCTTAGAAGATCAACTAGAAAAAGCAGCAAAGAATGAGCTTGTACTTCCTAAGTCTAAAGAAGAGATAGACGCATGGACAAGTAAGTACCCAGATGTAGCAGGTATAGTTGAAGCCATAGCTGAAAAGAAGGCTAACGAAAGAGCTTCTGATCTAGATGCAAGACTACAAGAGATAGAAGAGTTACGCTCTACAGCTAAGAGAGAAAAAGCTGAAGCACAACTTGTAGCAATACATCCTGACTTTGAAGCTATAAGAGCAGACGATGCATTTCATGCTTGGGTAGATACTCAACCTAAAGTTTATCAGGATGCTTTGTATGAAAACTCTGAAGACGTTAAGTCTGTAGCCCGTGTTATAGACATGTATAAACTAGACAAGGGTATTAAAACTAAGAAGCCCAGCGCAGACAAAGGCGCAGCATCAGCAGTCAAGTCTCGTGGACGTACTGTAGTAGATGCAGAAGAGTCTAGCAAGACGTTAAGCGAGTCAATGGTTAAAAAGATGTCCCTCAAAGAGTATGAGGAACGTCAAGACGAAATCATGAGTGCAATGCGCTCTGGTAAATTTATCTATGATATGTCCTAATAAACACTTGACACTAAGACATTAATAGATAAAACTATGGTATGTGCAGTGCTAGGTATCAACTACCTGCACATGCTTTAACTTTTAAGCACTAGCCACTAAAAGAACTACCCGATAAAGTATAGACCCTTTACTGCTTGACCGCAAATCTAGCAATAGAGATACTCTAGAAAAGTATTGGCCTCTTGTGTGGATATGATGTTTTACTTCCCCCACTGTCATATCTATAGGAGAAATTATTATGGCATTTACAAAGGCATCAGGTTATACCAACCTGAACAACGGAAACTTCTCATCTGAGATCTTTTCAAAACAAGCACAGTTAGCATTTAGAAAATCTGCTGTTATTTCTGCAATCACAAACTCTGACTATTTTGGTGAGATTTCTGGACAAGGCGACTCAGTGCGCATTCTTAAAGAGCCAGATATCACTGTTAATGCGTTAGCTCGTGGTACTGCGGTTTCAACACAAGATTTAGTTGATGCAGACTTTAAACTAACTATCGACAAAGCAAACTACTTTGCATTTAAATTGGACGATATTGAAGAAGCTCATTCACACGTAGACTTCATGCGTCTTTCAACAGACCGTGCAGCATACAAAATGGCTGACTCAATGGACAATGATGTTCTTAAGTACTTAGCTGGTTTCACAACTGCAAACGCTGTAAACACAACAGTAAATGGTACTAAAGCAGACGCTGCTGCAGGATCAGACGAACTATTAGCTGCAAACAAGTTGAAAAAGGGTGACTTCGGTAACATCACAACTACATCTGCAGGTGATCACTCGATCCCATTAGCACCACGCTTAACAGGTGCAACTGCTGTTTCTGCATCAACTGCAACACCATTACAAGTACTAGCACGTATGTCTCGTACAATGGATGTAGCAAATGTTGATACTAGAGGTAGATGGATCGTACTTGACCCAGTGTTTATCGAAATGCTAAAAGACGAGGATTCTCGCCTATTAAATGCAGACTTCGGTGGTGCAGGACTACAGAATGGTTTATTGGCTGCAAACATTCACGGCTTCCGTGTTTATCAGTCAAACAACTTACCAGCAGTAGGTACAGGCGCAGGTACATCAGGTACAGCTAACCAAAACGCTAACTATGGTGTTATCGTAGCTGGACATGACTCAGCAGTAGCAACTGCAGAACAGTTATCAAAAGTGGAAACATACCGTGACCCAGATAGCTTTGCAGACATCTGCCGTGGGATGCACCTATATGGCCGCAAGATCTTACGCCCAGAAGCTATTGTAACAGCTAAATTTAACGCTGCTTAATATAACTAATAACTTAGGGGCTGGCTTTTATGCTGGCCCTTTTGTGCATTTATAAACAAAGGACATAACCAATGGCTATTACAACGGCGATGTGCAACAGCTTCAAGCAAGAGTTACTTGGTGGTGTTCACGATCTAGATACAGACACAATTAAAATAGCATTAATTAAGAACTCACAGTCGGGTACTTATAATGCATCTACAGCTAATTATAGTGCAGTAACAGGTAACTCAGATGAGGCTACTGGTACTAATTACGTTACAGGTGGTAACACACTAGGTAGCGCAACTATTGCTCTATCAGGTTCAACTGCTACAGTAGACTTTGCAGACACTACATGGTCTTCTGCTACAGTTTCTGCAGATGGTTGTATCATCTATAACTCTTCACAAGCTAACAAGGCTATAGCAGTGATAAGCTTTGGCGGTACTAAGACATCTACTAATGGTGACTTTGTGGTACAATTCCCAACAGCAGACGCATCTAACGCAATCATTCGTATCGCTTAAGGAGCAGTATTATGGCTCTCGTTGTCAAGGATAGAGTAAAAGAAACCGCTACAACTACTGGCACTGGTGCTGTTACGTTGGGTGGCGCTGTTACAGGCTTTGAGTCTTTTAGCTCTGCCCTTGCCAACAGTGATACTACATACTACGCTATTTCTCACCGTAATGCAGATGAGTGGGAAGTAGGACTAGGTACATACAATGCAGGTGTACTTACAAGAACAACTATACTAGAGAGTAGCAACAGCGACAGTGCTGTTAGCTTTACTGCAGGTACTAAGGACGTGTTTATCACACTCCCTGCAGACAAGGCTGTTTACTTAGACGCTAATGATGCACTAAGTACAGGCAATATAGTTACAACAGGTTATATCAGAGGTCCTGCCTCATTCACGATAGACCCTGCTGCACATGGTGACAATACTGGTACACTTATAGTTGCAGGTAACTTACAGGTTGATGGTACTACTACAACAGTAAACTCTTCTAATCTATCTGTATCAGATTTAAACATTACAGTAGCGCAGGGTGCAGCTAATGCAGGTGCAGCCAATGGCGCTGGGCTTACAGTAGACGGTGCTAACGCTACATTTACGTATGACTCATCTAATGACAGATGGGCTATGAACAAGTCTCTAGCGACTAACCTTGTAGGTAACGTCACTGGAACAGTTTCATCTCTAAGTAATCATAACACTGGAGATTTAGCTGAGGGTTCTAACCTATATTACACTCAGGCTAGGTTTAACTCAGCATTTACAGCTAAAAGTACAAGTGATCTCTCTGAGGGTTCTAACCTATACTATACGTCTGGTAGATTTGATACAGCTTTTAGTGCTAAGTCAACTTCTAACTTGTCAGAGGGTACTAACTTATACTATACTACAGCAAGAGCAAACTCAGCAATAGATGCAAGAGTAACACAATCTTTTGTAAATGCTTTAAATGTAGACGCAGAAACTTTAGATGGAGACAACAAAGCTACCTTACTAGCCACTGCAGAATCAAATGCATTGGCGCTAAGCATAGCGTTAGGGTGATATAAACAATGGCAAATACATTTAAGAACTACACAAGCGCCTCAGTAGGTACAGGTGCTACAACTACATATACAGTACCAAGTTCAACTACATCAGTGATGATCGGTTGTAACTTAGCTAATAGAACAGCATCACAGATAAAAGTAGATGTACAGGCAGCAGGTGTTTACGTTGTTAAAAGCGTAGCGATACCAGCTAAAGTATCTTTAGTACTTGATGACGCTGCGCTTTTTCAATTTGGTGATAACTATGGTTTATATATCACCGTTGGCTCTTCTGATACAGTAGATGTTATAGTAAACTCTTAATATGAAATTTATAGGGCAATTTATACAACATTTTATAGCAAAATTTAAAAATGATGTTTACCTAGAAGATATATCTACTGGTACTATAGCAAGTGGTGGTAATTTAGGCCTTGATTCAAACAGCAAAATAGTTAAAGCCAATTTATCTAGTGATGGTGATATTACCGCTGTTACGATAACGACTGATTCTGGATCTGGTAGTAAAGCTTCAGATACTGAAGGTAGTGCTGATTTTAGTATACTAGGTACCAGTGGTGTAGGTGTAACAAATTCAGGTGCAACTATTACTGTAACTAGTGTACCAGGAGAAATAGATCATGATTCATTAAATAATTTTGCAGCAAATGAACATTTTACTCAAGCTAATATAACTACTACAGGTACTATTACAACTGGAACTTGGCAAGGTACAGCTATAGCTACAGATCAACAAAAACATTTAGCACATTTTTGCTTTAAAGGTTATGGTACTGGTGATGGTACTAACTACGAGATGCAAGATTTTTTATCAGATTCAAATGCGCCGTATGAACACAACACTTCAACTGGTTCTGACGGTTTAACCGCACAGACTCCTCAAGTTATAATGCGAACGGGTGGAACTGTAATGCCACATGCTGGAACATTAAAAAACTGGACTGGTTGGGCGGCATCTGCTGGTAGTGGTACGGTAGATATTGGCTTGTTTAAATTTACACCAACTAGAAATAGTAATAGTAGTGTTTCTGCTGTTTTATTAATAAACACACAGTTTACAGCGTTAGGTAACGCTAAGGGTGAAGACTTTGCTGAAACATCTTTTTCAGTTGCGTTTGC